GAACTTAAGTCGGATCTTAAACTCTATGGACGGGACGCTTTTAACAGAGAAATCCTCTCTCTACACACTACCCCAGGAAGAGTAAACTACGAAGAGACACGCCAGTTGTTTCTTCACGATGTCCTGACCGAACGCTTGACGGATGGCACCCCTGCATTCTATAATAGCAACATCCTCGGTCGCTACTACCGTAAGGATTACTTTGAGCCGTGCGAAGGGTCAAACCCTTGAGACGGATGCTGAATTCAATCAAATTTAATGCTTAAAAAATTACTTCCTATCGCTTTGGCGACTTCTATCCCTGCTGCTTGTGCTTACCCCACTATCAGCGAGATCAAAAACCCTCCTGCTGTTGATGTAGCGGTCAACGTAGAGAAGGCAGTCCCCATTGAGGTAGTAGAAAAGGAGTGGAAGTGTCCTACTTGCAATAAAAATGAGCAGTATGTTCTCAAAAAACTCCAAGAAAAAACCAAGATCTCAGATCGCAATGCACTTGCTACGATCATGGGAAACATTAAGTCTGAAAGCAACTTTATTCCCAACATATGCGAGGGAGGGGCTAGAGTTCCTTACAACCGTTGCTATCGGGGTGGGTATGGTCTTATTCAGTGGACCTCAGTAGGACGCTACCGAAACCTCGGTAAGTTTGCTACTAAATATGGTTATGATCCTTCTACACTTGAAGGTCAGACAGCATACATGATCAACGAAAGCGTCTTCCAACGCTACCTTCCTGAATTTGAAGGTCCTGGTAAAACAGTTGATCAATACATGGTTGCTGCTTACTACTGGTTGGGTTGGGGTATCAAAGGATATCGTCAACACTACGCATACAATTATACTAAAAAGATGATTTGGGCATGATTATTGAAGCACTGAAAAAATTAGTCAAACCATTCACTGGAGTTCCTGCTCCAGACTACTTGGAGGATGACGAATGGTTTGGTCCTGCTATCCTGAGTGAGAGACAACTCTCGCTCAAGGAAGCTCGTGCTCACGCAGAAGCAGATCTTCAAATCTTATCTCACGAAGACGAACATCATGGTCCAGTGGAGGTTGACAACATCCACGAAGTCATGTATAATATCGCTACTGGCGGAGGTAAGACCACTACACAACTTGATCCTATGCCCGAGTTAGGTGGTGGATCTGAAAACTTCCACGAAGGTCCTTCTGGTCCTGGTGGATGGATGTCAGGCACAGGTATGCGTCAGTTTCACTGACGCTCCTTTTTGTCTCAGTAGCTCAGTGGATAGAGCAACTGCCTTCTAAGCAGTCGGTCGTTGGTTCGACCCCAACCTGAGACGCCAGTCGGTATGGCGGAATTGGTAGACGCGCTGGGTTTAGGTTCCAGTGTCCTTGCGACGTGGAGGTTCAAGTCCTCTTACCGACATTGCCCGAATAGCGCAGCGGTAGCGCACCTCCTTTACACGGAGATGGTCGGGGGTTCGAATCCCTCTTCGGGCATTAACTTCTAGAGGTTAAATGCTGCAAAATGATTTCTGTAAGATGCCGTGCTTGCGGCAGAGAGGTAGAGGGTCACCCTACCAAAACACGCACCTGTGGTTGCCCTAACATGGCAACCATTACAGGTGATAAGATTACAGCAGTAGACCTTTCCCAGGTGGTTCTGCTCAATTCTAACAACATTATAAAGAAAGGACCAATATTGTCAGATGCTGACCTAAAATACCAAGAGGACAGGCGGAAACGCAAAGTCCGTAAACTTGAATTTGAGGAACGCTAATGGTCAATCTGGATGCTCGCTACCACTCTTATCTTCACACTAACAAATGTTTTGTGATCGATGGTAAATGTGAAAATGTGGTAGCATATGGGTGGACAGATGACGGTCTTACGATTGATGGTTATTATGTCTTGACAAAAAACTACAAGTTGTTCTATAATCTAGAAGAACATTGTGTTCATATGGAAAGGTGGTCGAGTGGTTGATGGCTCTGGTCTTGAAAACCAGCGAGGGTAACACCTCCGTGGGTTCGAATCCCACCCT